TACGAGCAGCATTAGAACGAAAATAGTAAAGCGATTTAAGTTTGTTCATACCATACCAATGAACATCATTTACGTATTGCATATATTCATCATGTACTTCTTGAGGCTCTGTAGCTTTAGGTAATGTAAAGAATAAATTAACAGATTGTGCTTGACAAATAAACTCTTGTCTTTTGTAAGCATGTTCTACAATCCATATTTGATTTATCTCATTAGCTGTTTTAAATATTTCTTTCTCATCATCAGTAAGTATATCTAAATGTTGGACTGAACCATCACTACCTGATATATCTTTCCATAGTGCATTCAACTCATCAGCTTTAAGTCCTTTAGATTTTAAAATCTTTTCTAAGTATTTATTTTTAACTTGGTAACTGCCGGATAAAGTCTTGTGAGTATAGCAGTTAGCCCTGTAAGGCTCAATGCTAGGAGAAGTCCCACTACAAATGATACCACTACTAGCATTAGGAGCAATAGCAAGGAGATTAGCATTCCGCTTACCACTGCCGTGGATATCAGGAGCTTCGCCCCTTTCAATAGCCAACTCTCTAGTTGCTTCTTTCGCCTTTCCTTTAATATAAGTGAATGCCTTATAGTTAAACCCAGTTGCGTAAATACCTTCAAAAGGAAGTGACCTAGATTGAAGATAAGCATGGAAACCCATAGCACCAAGCCCGAGACTCCTTTCTCTATACGCTGAGTAGGCACTCTTGGTAAAGCCTTCTTTACCTTCCTTAACATATTTTTGAAAGCGTTTAAAATTTGCACTGTATTCTCCTAACTGTGTTGTGTCTATTGCATTGTCAATATAGTGTTGAAGTATATTATCAAGCATGGTTATTAAATCTTGTATAAAGTTATCATCCTTTGACCACTCATCAAAGTATTCTAAGTTTACAGATGATAAACAACATACTGCTGTTCTCTCTTCATCCGTTGGTAAAGTAATCTCAGAACATAAATTACTTTGACGTATCTTAAGCCCTAAGTCTTTTTGTTTTTGAGGTAGTGCATCATTACATGTATCAATGTTTATCATGTAAGGTTCGCCTGTTTCTGCTCTGGCATTTATTATCTGCCACCATAAATCTCTAGCGTTAATAGTCTTAACAGCTTCGTTAGTCTTAGGGTCAATCAATCTCCAGTCTTCATCTTTTTCTACAGCTTGTAAGAAAGCATTAGTAATGTTGACACCATTATGAAGATTAAGATTCTTTCTGTTTATATCTCCACCTGATTCTTTTCTCATGTTAATAAACTCTTCAATCTCCGGATGACTTATATCCATATAAGCCGCATAAGAACCACGTCTTGTAGTTCCTTGATTGAAAGCTAACATCTGAGAATCAACTACGTGCATGAAAGGAATTGAACCAGTAGAACGACTGCCATGAGTAGTAGATATACCGTTACTTCTAATGTCTCCCCAATATCCACCGATACCGCCACCCGAACTCGCCAACCATATATTCTCATCATAGTGAGCTGATAAACCATTCCTACTGTCAGGAACATAATTAAGAAAACAACTGATAGGAAGCCCACGAGTTGTTCCTCCGTTACTAAGTATAGGAGTGCTAAACATGAACCACCTGTGGGAACTGTACTCATAAAGTCTTTGAGCCAATTCAAAATCTGTCTCGCCTTTAAAAGTTGCTCCGAAGACTGAGGCTCTTGCGAATGCTTCTTGGGCATGTGTTTCTCCTTCCCAAAGATATCTATCTCTGAGTGTATCTAAACTAAACTTATCAAATGTTTTTTCTCTATCATAATCTATCTCTATACCTAGGTAAGGTTTCTTTCCTATCTTATCTTCAACCATTATCTTGTTCCTTATTGTTTACGTATATTGCTATTATAGCATAGTGTACGATTTTATATAAGTCTAAATTGTTTTTACCGTTCTTTTTTCCAAACCTCATAGCATACTTCATAATGTTTCCAAGACAGAATCCTTCTCCATATCCAGAATCAATTATCATATCTGTTGCTTGATACTTACCATTAGCATAGTGTTGGTCATACGTATTACCTACGTAAGCTTTTAGTTCATTTAATATTTTATCTTCGTTAAACTTATAGTTCATCATTCCTCCAATCATCCGGTAGTGTATCTTCACTATACCATCTAAAGTTATTTGTCTCTGCCCATTCAGCATGAGTTCTTTTTGTTTTGTTTTTTCTCATCTTAGCACCCGGCATTGGAGAGAAAGGTTTCTGAAATAAAAACACTAACTCATAGTCATTAGGTATAGCTTCTCGTATATGTATGTACTTACTATACTCTGCATAGTCCCAGAACCTACCTTTAACTTCTAGTAAAATTGTTTTACCATCTATAACCTTTACAAAATCAGGCTCGTATTTATGCTTAACAACATAATTAATATTATCCCAATGATGTTTCCATTCTTGTAGTACAGTCTCATGTAGAGTTGCTTCCCATAAACTGTCATACCCTTTAGGTACACCAACCTTCTTTGGTCTTGGTTTTCTTGGTACTCTTTTAGGCATCTAACTCTTTTAAATGAAAGTTAGGATTTTGTTTTACTTTCTTATAAAACCATCTAAGACTATAAGCACTTAACATAAATCTATTATTAGCAAAGATATGTGTTTGCTCTGGTAGAAACTCATGTAAGTTTTTCTTATTAATCTTACTAGCATCTTCTCCTTCTGGAGTCATACTTTGAATCCATCCTATAAGTAATCCTTCAGCTTTACGTCTTAACAATTTTGATTTCTTACCACTCATATATTCTTTACCTCTATAACATTAGGTGGTTTAGGTACTTGAGTTAAGTATCTATAACCTGTTGAATATTTAAACACCCTTAAACCTTTACCATCGTTGGCATCTGCATGACATTCAAACTTATGTCTGCAATATACACAGCCCCTTGCAAGTTTCATGTTGCCAGACTTACCATCTGGCTCATCGTCATAACATTTATCAGGTGGTGTAGATAACTTAACAGCTTTTTTAATATCAGTTATTTTCTTTTTGATATTAGGCTTATCAAAGTTATCAGGTTTAAACATAGCTAACTCTCCAGACTCTTTATTAAGAGCAAGGAAGCCACCATTCTTAGTGCCTTCTGCTTGTTCGTATCCTGCAAGTTGAGCCATGTAACCAAAAGCATCATCCTCTGCTAGTGTTCCATCTTTAAACTTTTTAAATGCAAAACCAGAAGCTGTTTTAATATCAACAACTTCTCCATCAATAACACAATCCATGTGTCCTTTAATACCGGATACAGTTATTTCTTTTTGTTCATTAGTAACTTCATGTCCAGATAACTTAACAAGAAATAAAACTATCTCTTCAAGTAAGTGTCCGTATAAGAACTTAATAAATGTAGGTGGCGATATGACTTCTGTATTATCAGAATCAGAGTTCATCTCATACCATAACTGTCTAGGTTGTTTACCTATGTTAGACATTCGTAAAGCAGGTTTACCTCGTGGACTAGGATGAGACCAGTCGTATAGAATCTTTTTCATAGACTCTCCAAACTGCTCTATTGTGTCTTCATCTATGTTAAGATGTTCGCCTTTTCCTAATGCCGACAATTCATTATATATATCTTCTACTAATGTGTCAAGTGTTTTCTTATTTTTTTTCATCTTCAGTCTCCTTAAATGCTTTGATAACATCTGATGAGAATAATTTCTGAAGATTAACTAAGAACATTTTACTAGCGTTATGGTCTCCACCACATACAGTTTTAAAACTATCAAGGTCATCAACAATAGTTCTAAGTACATCTGTTTTAAATACAAGAGTACAGAACTCGTTGTCTCCTACACATAAGTTATGAAACCAATAGTCTGATTCCGTTGCTCTAATTCCTGATGGTTTATTCCAAGACTCATACTCTATACATATGTTTCCTGTCTTCATCCACATACCTTTCTCTGATTTAACTTCTATCTTTTTACCAGTTAGCATGTCTTTTATTTTATCTTCTCTTATCTCTCCGTACTCTAAGTCAATGTCAAACTTCTTTCTATCTTCTTTAATGGGTTTCACTCCAGTTATCTCCTATCTTGTATTCGCCATCTAAAGGACAACGAAGATTAAAATGTGTTCCTGCTTTTACAATACTATCTACTGCAAAGTTCCCTATAAAATCAGCTTTATCTTTTGGTACTTCTATCTGCCACTCATCATGTATGTTAGCTACGAATTTATAATCCATTGCATTTAATCTTAACACATCATCTAATATAACCAATGCTTGTTTCATTACGATAGCACCTGCACCTTGTAGTAAAGTGTTCAATGCTGAATGTTGATTACGAACATACAGCTTCCTACCATCTAATCCTTTGAGGTAATTTTTTGCTGAAGCTCTTTGTACCCTGTCTCTAAGAGACTTAAATGTAGGCTTATTATCAAAGAAATATTGTCTAGCTCTCTTACCATCTGCTGTACTTCCTCCGACCACGCTACCAAGTTTTTCATCTCCTGCTCCGTACATAAGTGCATAGATGAATGTCTTTGCTTTATCTCTAGATTCAAGGTTTGCAAGTTTTTGATTAGCGGTGTGTATGTCTCCATTGAGAATTTCATTTGTGTACTCCTCGTCATTCATATAGTGAGCTAACATTCTAATCTCAAGACCAGAAGCATCAACTCCGATTAAAACATTACCTTCTTCAACAGTCCAACATGCTCTACATTCTTTACCATAAGGACTATAGACTGCCGGTACTTGTGCCATGTTAGGATTCCTGTGTGTCATTCTTCCTGTAATAGCACCGTTAGGTATTACAAAGCCATGTACTCTACCATCATCTTGTACTCCTTCAACCCAAGAGTCAACTTGAGCTATACGCTTTTGAAGTAGTAAGAAATCTGCTATAAGTTTAGCTTCGTGTATGTGTGTGATTGCTGATAGAGTTTTCTCATCTACTATAGGCTGACCTGTAGGTGTAACCCTTTCAGGCTTCCAACCAAAGTCAATAAGATATTCTCCAATTTGTTTACGACTACCAAGATTAAAGTCTTGTAGTGTTTGTCTCATAAAAGGTTCAAAGTTATTTGTATCTAAACATCTTTGATACTCATCATCTGTAAGTCCACGCTTAGATAAGTCTCCATCTTTCTTTATGTAAGGTGTAACTAACTTATCGTCTACCCATTTAGGTTTAAATGTATTATGAACTTCATCTTCAATAGCTTGTTTCTTTTCTCTAAGTTCAGCAAGTAATAACAAAGCTGATTGTAAATCAAACTTAAAACCATTTACCTCTTGCTGTTTCATTATCCTAGCTACACCTTGTTCTAAAGTTATAGATTGTTTAGAGAATCCTTTACTCTCTTCTCTAAGTTTCTTCAGTACCACAGCATTAAGTTGTACATCTCTAACACAATAGTCCATCATCTCTTTAGAATAATTAAGATAGTCTGAGAACTCTATCTTATGATAGCCTAACTTATATCCCCACTTCTCAAGGCTGTGTCCACCTTCTCTGTTGGGATTAAATAACCTAGACAATACAAGAGTATCAATGACTGGTATCTTTGACAAGTCAACACCACCGAACTTCTCTACCATTGGTATATCAAATCCGATGATGTTATGTCCTATTAAAGTATCTGCCTTAGTCAACAGTTCATATCCTTCAGACAATTTATCTGGTGGATATTTATATATCTCTCCAGTGTCCATGTCTTGTGCAACGATACAGTGTATCAAGGTTGCTTTCAAGTCATCTGTTTCTATGTCAAATACTAAGTCCATTAAAATGCCTCATCTAAACTATTGTCAAAGGTTATGTCCTCATCTGTTAGTTCAGATAGTCTACCAGTTTCTCCATCATAAACAACTCTACATGCCATACCTACATCTCCAGTATACCTTGACTTA